CCTGTATCTCCTGTATATCTGTTCTTTAAAATACGTACTACCGTAGTATTTGCCAGCACTTCATCATCATCCTGTTGATTTCTTTCCAAGGCTATCACCCCATCACTGAGATGAGCTATAGATGCAGACCCTCTAAGGTGAGATAACGATACTTCTTTCCCGTCCTCATGTCCCTTATCTCCAGTGGGTCTACGTAGGTGTGAGACAAGTAATAGTCCTATGCCTGTTTGTTCCACTAGAGAACGTAACTTGGTCATTAACATATCTATTGACTTCCTTTCATCTCCAAATGATTCCTCTTGGCCTGAAACAAGAATGCTCAAGTGATCCAGTACAATCCACTTACACTCAAGGGCTTGTGCCATGAACCTGATCCTAGATAATATCTCATCATTACTTATACTACCAAAGTGATCAAAGGCAAAGAACCTACCAGAACCTATAGTATTATTCTGCCATTCTTCTAACTGATTACGTTCATAAGAATCCCTTACCTCTTTAATATACAATCTAGCAGAGGCTTCCACACTCATGATGTTCCATGCTGTATTCTTAACACTTTCTTCCAAGGCAAGAACACCTATATTATCTTGTGTATTTCTTAATAGATGGTGCATTAGCTCTCTAATGATGCTGCTTTTTCCCATGCCAGCCCCAGAGGTGAATGTAACTAACTCTCCTGTCCTCATGCCATAAGTTTTTTCATTCATCTTAGCCCAAGGGTATGGACAAGTCTCACAATAATCCTCTTCATATAAGCTACCACCTATATCCTTCAGGTTGATAATACCAGCAGGAGTATGGGGTTTAGCATTCCACCATGCCTGAGTGAATGCCTCCCTCTTACCCATCTTTAGATATTCATTTGCATCCTTGTAATCAAGGTTTGTTACCTTACATTTATTAGGGGCAAACAATTGAGCCACTTCCTCTGTAGCTTTTCTTCCTGCCTTGTCCATATCAAAACACAAGACCACAGTATCAAAGCTATCCAGATAAGAGAATGCTTTCTTACAATCTCTCAATGCACCAGCACTTCCTGTCTTTATGGACACTGAAGGCCACTTAGATCCCATCAGTTCGTATGCACTCATGGCATCCACTTCACCCTCACATACTGTGATGTACTTACCCTTGGGTGCAAATACGTGTTGACCAAACAGAACAGCCTCACTTATATCACCCTCTGACCACATCTTTTTATCTTTTGTTTGCCTTATCTTGGTAGCTATCTGAGTACCGGCCTCATTAAAGTACCCATACAGGTGATGGGTTACTGTGCTGCCTTCAATCTTAATCTTTGTATCATACTTCTTGGCAGTTTCTATGGAGATCTTTCGATCAGAAAGAGCACCCCACTTACCCTTTGTAGCCATAGGCTTTACCTCTATCTTTACCTCTTGTTTAGGAATTGATAAAAGATTATTCCCAAATCTAGTTTCACATGCAAAGCACCATGAGTGTCCATCTAAATGCTGCACATTACCATCACTTGATCCACACTTAGGGCATGGGCCTCTGTCTACCCATTGTTTAGTTAGTTGCATTATACCCCCGGTCCCGGCCATGTGCCATCATATATTTCTTTCATACGTTCACTCATATCTTCTTCCTTCTTTGGTTTATGTTTCATTAGATGAAGCCATGAGATAGGATATAAAGTATTCATGTGTTGTGATATCCACTCAGCTACCCATCTGGTTTCTTCTTGTGCATCTTCACTCAGCCTAAGGTTACACACTCTGGCAAAGGCATAGAGACTACCACTCCAGTACCACTCAGTGTACACCGACTGTGGTAATACAGCTCTTGCCTGTTCAGGACATACCCCTGCCTTTATCATCTCATCATATGTATTCTCACAAAGATCAATAGCCTTTTCATATTTACTTTGTATCCATTGGTTCCCATGCACCTCATGATTGGTTGACCCTTGTTTCTTATCCTTTGCTTTTTCTCTCCACTTGAAAGGATACCAAAACTCAGGAGGCTTGTCAATATATCTTCTACTTATTTCATTCCAAGCTAACCCTACTTGATGCTTAACTAGCTGACGAGCCACAAAGATCGGTGCTCTTATACGAAACACAACATAGCAATGAGAGAAGGGTGACCAATGATTGTGCTTGGCAAGATAAGATATTAACTTTATATCTGAATCATTAATAGTATCTATTCTTTTTCCAAAGGATACTCGTGCTGCATTAACCACTGTCACATCAGTACCTAAGTGATCCTCCAGACTAACCCATCCATTCTCAGTCATTTGTAAATATCCTTGGTAAGCACAGACGTTTTATAATGGCACACTTGGGAATAGAAATCAATCCACCATACTGTGCCTCACATTCTTTATCAGAATTATTAATGGAGCCAGACAACGTGAGATAGATATCATCCTCATTAACAAGAAACCCACACGATTTAATTCTCATTGGTGTAAGTTCCTTTACTTCCTTCTCTGATTTCCAATCAGCATCATCATACTCTGAAGAATCAATCCACTCCACACATGTCACGGTATTACTCATCAGCATCTTCCCATGTCTCTCTTATATAATTATCTATAAAGTTTTCTTTATCGGACATGATGTCATCCACTTCCCTCTTGGCTAATCTTTTAGATTCCCTCATGTCATAACCCTCTTGCATATACTGCCTACGAATTGAACGGAATAATCTTTGCCGTTCTCTCTGTATCATTGTGTTTGCCATTGTCCTGCTCTAACTGTTGGTTAAATCCAATTCTCCCTGTACCTCTGACAGTTCATCCTGAACCTTATCAAAGATATATTCCCTAGCCTGTCCATGCTTTCGTACCCATGCATCCTTGTCCATGTGAGTAGCATCCTCTTCCATGTCCATTAGCCATGCTTTTACCTTGCCCATTGTTCTCCATTCCTTTACTGTTATTCGTTTCATTGTGTTTAACTTATCTTCCCTTATACTCTTTAAAGAGTCAACTAAAATCTTTCGTATCTTCTGACCGGCTATCTTATCATAGTACCTTTCCATATCATTGCCATACTTCTCCAGAAATTTTGCTCTACCCAAGAGAGATACATCATCCCTCATTAACTCATCAAATAGATAAACCTTGTTCATACTGACGTAGGGTATTCCAGTTCTTCATGGCCCTCAGAAAGATACTCAGGTGGACTCTCCATCATGGCCCATCCTGACTTATCTCTGTGAGAAAACTCCTCATTGTAGAAGGCTTTCTTTCTTTCTGATTCCAAGTCCTCCTGCAATTTTTTAATCCTACGGTATGCTCGTTGTAATTGCTCCTGTAAATCCCTTACATTCTTTCGTAGTTCTTTCTCGATATCCATTATTCTAACTCCTTATTGTACTGAGTAATATACTCCACTATTACATCTTTGTCAACAGATTCTTTCAACACCTCCACATCACCATCTTTGGTATACACATAGGCTTGATAGCCAGTCTTATTGGCTGGCCCTTGATGTATATACTTAATTACTCTGCCTTGTGCCTTCATGTGGACGATCCTTAGAAACATCTGTAATCACCCACACCCATCGATTCCATGAGTTAGTATAACCAATACCACCTTTCGATTTAGGTTTAAAAGAATCCATTAGCTCCCAACGTACCCACTTGTTGTCAAATTTTCTCTGGGAATATTCTACTTTATTTGTCATCAGTGTACCCTCATCAATTCTATTGTGTTAAAGTCTAACAGTTCAGGAGGCAATTCGAGTTGTACTACAGCCCTCCTCATGAACCTCCATGCTGTTGCTTCATCTTTAAAAATCTTAGCAGATCCATCCTCATTTAAAAATATATCAGGCAATGGATAGTCCTTGTCCTCTGGATCTGTGTTGACTATCACCCACATACTAAGGCTCCAACCGTATGGGTGATGTATGTACCGACCACTACCCCACAGAGGAAGATAGAAAGGGAAAAGAATAAAGCATCACTTCTTGTCATTGAACTGTTCCTCTTTATGTTTTAACTTTCTAGTATATAGCACTCTGCTTTTAACAACTTTCATTTTCCATAAAGGATCAGAGAGTTGTTGAGCTATTGGATTGTTCTTACGTTTGCCTACTACTCTCTGATCTTTCATAGTCTTATTCCTTATCTAGCTCCACCATTGTATGCTTCTATAGAATCTCGTATTGTATTAGATAAACCAACTATATTATAGTCAATCTCATCCTCTATATATAGTCTAATATAATCAATCTGTTCTTCAGTCAATTCTATTTTTTCCATAGTTCTATTCCTTAAATGACT